CTACATCACAGGGTATCTTGGAATAATGCAATCCCAAAAATATTAAATGAACAATATAAAAAATGAACAAAAGTAGACATATAAAAAAGGAATCACTATTGAAGGCTTTAGAAAAAAGTTTAGGAATAGTTACAGTTGCTTGTAAAAATGCAGATATACCTAGAAGCACATATTACAAGTGGATCAATGAAGATGCAGAATTTGCTGCTGCAGTTAGAGATATTGAAAATGTTGCATTGGATTATGCTGAATCTAAACTACATAAACAGATAGGTGATAATTCTACAGCAGCTACAATCTTCTATTTAAAGACCAAAGGTAAAAAAAGGGGATACGTTGAAAGGCAGGAAATCACAGGTGCTGATGGTATACCAACAAATTTTCAAATAGAAATCATTGACAAAACCCAAGATACAAACTAACATTGTTTACAAGCATTTAGTAAACAACAACAAAAAGATTCTAGTAGAACAGGGTGGAACTAGATCAGGAAAAACCTATAATATCATATTATGGATTATATTTCATTATTGTGCTAATAACAATGATAAAGTAATAACAATCTGCAGAAAGTCATTCCCTAGTTTAAGGGCAACAGTTCTAAGGGATTTCATTGACATCTTAAAAACCTATAATATATATAGGGAAATGTATCATAATAAATCCAATTCAGAATACAATCTTTTTGGTAATCTAGTTGAATTTATTTCATTAGATCAACCACAAAAAATAAGAGGTAGAAAAAGGGATTTACTATTTATTAACGAAGCCAATGAATTATACTTTGAAGATTGGCAGCAGTTGATATTTAGAACAATGGATAAAATAGTAATTGATTTTAATCCTTCTGATGAATACCATTGGCTGTATGATAAAGTCATTACAAGGGATGATTGCAACTTTCACAAAACTACATATCTAGATAACCCTTTTCTAGAACAAAGCCTAATTGATGAAATAGAAAGGCTAAAATATACTGATGAACAATATTGGCAAATCTATGGATTAGGTGAAAGGTCTGCAAGTAGAAGCACCATATTTAAATATGAAGAAGTAAATATAATACCTGAAGATGCAGAACTAATATCCTATGGTATGGACTTTGGATATTCCAATGATCCAACAACGTTAGTTTCTGTTTACACTAAAGGCATCAACCTATATGTAAAAGAACATCTGTACAGAACCCAAATGACTACAAAGGACATCCATACCTTTTTAAAAAATGAACAGCTTAGGAATAAGCCTATATATGCCGATTCTGCTGAACCAAGATTAATACAAGAACTAAGGACAATGGGACATAATATATTCCCAAGTATTAAAGGCAGGGATTCAGTAAATGCAGGAATTGATTTATTAAAAAGATACAAGATTCATATACTAGCAGATTCTAATAATGCTATACAGGAATTCAGAAACTACAAATGGAAGGAAGATAAATCAGGTAGGCTAATTAATACACCTGAAGATAAACACAACCACATTATTGATCCCTGCAGATACTGCACTTATTCAATCCTTAGTAGACCAAATTTCGGTAAATATCACATTTATTAAAAAAAGTTATAATATTTTTTGTTTATAAGTTTATTTGCTATATATTTGTATGGAACAATAAAACAAAAACAATGGATATAAATATAACTTTAGAAGAATATAGAAAATTATTAGCAGTTGCATATGCAGCAGAATCTGTAGTCAGATGGCATAAAGAAGATTTACAATCAATGAAGAAATCATCCATAGAACATTTAGCTAATAAAGTAAAAGAGTTTACAAATGATTAGTAATGCAGCTTGGTCTGATCTAAAGAAACAGATAGAATATCATTTAAAAAAAGATGATAATATTACAGACATCCACATTAATTATCAGGTGAAAAAAATTAAAGGGGTTAAGAACTATTTAAAACTAGGGGTAAAAATACAATGAAAGGACAAAGTATAAATATAGAAGTAGAATATGATTTTGAAGTATTTGAAGTAGAAGCAGTTGTTTATGCAGGTGAAATGCAAACCTATGACTATTGTGGTTCTGCACCTGATGTAGATATTTGGAAGGTTTATGATGAACAAGGTTGTGAAATTCAAAGGGAACTAGATTACATTACACTTGAATATATTGAAGAACAAATATTAGAATATTACAATAATCAATAAAAACTGTTTGTTTTGTTTGTTTAAAGGGGTGGCTAGAAATAGTCACCTTTTTTTTATATCTTCGATTTATAAAATCAACTATATAAATACGTTATATGAATATGGATATTAAAATAAACATACCAACTAAACTATCAGATATTACACTAGGGCAATATAAGCACTACTTAAAAATAGAAAAACAGAATAAAGAATCCCATTTCCTGCAATCTAAGATGATTGAAATATTTTGTGATGTTTCATTAAAGGAAGTAATGAGATTAAAATTAAAAGATACTAAAGAAATCATTGATATACTTACACAGCTATTTGAAGATAAACCACAGCTTGTTAAAAGTTTCAAAGTAAATAAAGTAAAGTTTGGGTTTCATCCTAGTTTAGATGAATTAACATTTGGTGAATACATTGATCTTGATACTTATATTGGTGATTGGGATAATATAGAAAAAGCAATGAATGTATTATACAGACCTGTAATAGCTAATTTAAAAGATAAATATGCAATAGCTGAATATAATACTGAATTACATAAAGACATATTGAATATGCCTATGGATGCTGTAATGTCATCAATTTTTTTTTTCTGGAATTTAGGAATAGAATTGTCGAAAATTATGATGAAATCTTTGGATCAGGAGGGAACAACCAATCAAGCCTTGACAGATTATCTGTATTCAATAGAAAATGGGGATGGTATCAATCACTTTTCACAGGACTCGCTCAGGGTGATATTAGAAGAATTGAAGATATCACTAAATTAAATTTACATAGTTGCCTATATGCATTAGCTTACATAAAAGACAAGTCAGAAGTAGAAGCAGCAGCAATGAAAAATAAAATAAAATGATGGAAATAATAAAACATTTATTAGGGTTATGTGGTGAAGGTCATCCAAACCTTATTACTATTTCAGTTCTATTAGTAATAGTAACAACAACTATTAAATTAAGAAAAAAGCATTTAAATGAGTAATACAGGTATTAGGGGTTTCTATTTATTATCAGAAACTATAAAAGAAGAATTATTAAAAGACCAAAACATTAATACTGTAACAACAGGTGATATTACAAATGTAAACCTAAACAAGCAGGATATATTTCCATTAGGACATATTATAATAAATACAGTTACAGATGAAGAAAATGTTTTAAGATTTAGTATTACAGTATTAGCTGCTGATATGGTAGATCAATCAAAAGATGAAACAGTTGATATATTTAAAGGAAATACAAATGAACAGGACATTCTAAATACACAACTTGCAGTAATTAATAGGCTAATACAAAGATTAAGAAAGGGACAGCTATACACAGATATGTATCAGCTTGATGGTACACCTGTTTGTGAACCTTTTTATGATAGGTTTGAAAATCAATTAGCAGGATGGACTGCTACAATGGATGTTTTAATTTACAATGATATATACATTTGCTAATGGATTCTAAAGAAGATTATACAAATTTAGGAATTGCTATAAATAACTATGGTAAATATGTGATTCAACAATCTAAATCTAACCTAACTAAAAATAAAAAGGGTGGTGGTGATTTGTATAATTCATTAAAATACAAAGCTATAAATACAAAAAAAGTAGGCAATCCTTATACACTTGAATTTTTTATGGAAAATTATGGTGCATTTGTAGATAAAGGTGTTAAAGGTGTTAATAGCACATATCCTGAAACTAGAGCAGCACAATCAAAATTTCAATATGGTACAGGTACAGGTCCGAAAGGTGGATTGACAAAAGGTATTGATGATTGGTTAAAGAAAAAGAATTTTAGATGGCGTGATGAATTAGGTAGGTTTATGACCTTTAAATCTATGAGATATTTAATAGTCCAAAAAATATACTTTCAAGGTATTAAGGCTATTATGTTCTTTTCAAGACCTTTAGAATTAGGTGAAAAAAAATACAGTAAAGAAATAGTTGATGGATTTGTAAAAGACATTGACCTAAAAATAACATTTTCAAAAGAATCAGAATAATGGCAAATATATCTTTAAGAAGTCCACAATATAAAAACCTAGTTGCACCATCAACTGCTAATTCAGTTAGATGTCAATTACTAACAGGTGGTAATGTGGTTTATACTTTAATTAAAAACAATCCTGCAACAAATGAAAATGTACAATTTGAAGTTGCTGAATTAATGAGGGATTATATAAATGCAGGTTATTCTACTAATTTATCACCACCAAATGTACAGTTTACTACACAAATTATAGCATATACAGGATTAAATGGAACAGGTAATTCAGTTGCATCAGCTAATTTTTCAGATGTTGGGTTTGAATCATATGGTAAATTTGAAGAAGGTGCTAACCCAATAATATTACCAACAGCAACTAAACAATATATGATTGCACCTGTACCTAATGGTGTAGATGCATCTTTAACAAATCCACGATTCAAAATATTTTTACCATATGGTATAGCTACTACAGTATACTATCAATCAACAACAACAACAGGTACTATACATCAACAGGTAGTTTCACCAACAGATACAGTTGTTGGTAATCTAGGTGGTAATCCTGTAGTATTAGTAATTGATAGAATTGATTGTACAAAATATGGTAATGGTGTTAAAATTATATTCATTAATAAATATGGTGCTTTACAAGAATTATGGTTCTTTTTAAAACAAACTAAATCATTAAATAGAACTAATGAAAAATACAAATCAAATACTATTGAATATGGTACAAATTCACCTGCTACATATAGCATAACTAATGCACCCAATAAACTTTTTAACACACAAGGTAAACAATCACACACATTAAGTTCAGGTTTTTATCCTGAATATGCTAATGAATTTTTTGAACAGCTTTTACTTTCAGAATATGTTTGGATGGAAAAACCATCAACAACAGGTGGTGCTACTTATCAAGTTCCTGTAACTGTAAAAACATCAAACATTGATTTTAAAACATCAGTAAATGATAGGCTAATACAATATACAATGCAATTTGAAGAAGCATTTGATTACATTAATAATATAAGATAATGCAAAAGGTTCAGCTATATATTATAGATAATAACATTGAAAAAAGGGTTGATTTATTTAAAGATGAAAAAGTATCTTTAACACAAACAATTCAAAATGTAAAAGATATTGCTAAAATATTTACAGCATTTTCTAAAACATTTGCTGTACCTGCATCTAAAGAAAACAATATTTTGTTTTCACACTATTATAATTTTAATATTATAGGTGGTTATGATGCAAGAGTTAAAAAACAAGCTAGGCTTTATTTGAACAATATTCCATTTAAAGAAGGTACTATAAAATTAACAAGTGTTAAATTAAAGAATAATGTTGCACATACATACAATATAACAT